TTGGTTTAAATTCAATACAGTATATACACGAACTGCAAAACCTTTATTTCTGTCTTACAGGCGAAGAATTACAGCTTGTGTCCTAAAGTAACGTACAACTCTCCGATTGGCGAAGGTTGTACGTAAACAATACAAAAACCGTCATTAATCCCAATAAATAAGCTCCATTGTAGAAACAACGGAGCTTATTTAAAATATAAATACGACCTATATAGGCAGCTATTTTAATCTTTAATTTCAATAAATACTTTTTCTTTATTTGAAATTGCAGATTTAATTTTTGTAAATATTATAGCAAAAGCATTTCTACTTTGACCTATAAAATCAGTTGATTTGCTTTGACCAACTAATATGCACCCCTCTGTATTGGCAGGTGTGTTACCACTATGAATACGTATTTTATCAAACCCTTTAACATTTAATAACTCTGGCAAATCTTTCTGAAATCTATTGCTAAAAGTTATAATTACTTCATAAGTTCCAGTAGGTATTGCTGTTTGTGTTTTAACTTTCACTTTTGCTATTTCATCAGCACTCATAGTTTGCTTTAATCCACGATCATAATCTTCAAGTGTTACACACTCGAATTTACCACCTACAAATAAATTGCCAATAGTGCTGTTTTTTGTTCGCACATCTCTATCTAATACTAATTGTAACATATAATTATAATTGTTGTTAATAATGCTGTTGTTCTAATGTAGTTGGCATATTTGCCAATTACTTCATCCCATCGGCTTTCAAATTTGCCGTTATAATTACCATTCACATTTGGGCTTATGTAGGCAAATTTTAAACCTCTGAACTTGTTTAATGCAAAATCAAATATTCCAGTTCTTGCTACGACTATAAACAACATACTTTGCTTTAAATCTACTTTTAAAAAGTATGTTATTGCTGCCCAACAAATGCCAAATAATACACTTTCTAAAATGTGGTTAATCTTTGTATTGCGTTTGATTAAATAAGCATCAATAGCAGCGTGTGCAATAATTAGCAATATGAATATTAAGTGCCAAAGCATTAAAATAAAGTTGCAATTGATAAGCCTATACCAACGATAATTAAGACCCACGCCCAAAATTGCCAACCATCTTTAACCTTGCTAAAATGTATCAAATAGTTTACTGCTGCACCCATAATTACAAATGTTGCAATAGTGCCAAATGACTTGTTGTAAATTCCTTCTTGTAGGCTTTCTTTGCTAATACAGCATATCAATAATGCTGGAATAAAAACGAAAATTGAAAGTAATGTTTTCATAAATTTATTTTATTAGGTTAAAATTGTTATTTTTTGTAAAAATTATAAAGTTTTCTTGTTTGCCTTTTACTAAATAACTGCCGTCTTTTCTATCTAAAAGCACTGGTAAAATATCGCCTTTTGTAGCGTAAATTCTAGTAACTTTTAATTCGCCTTTAATGTCTTGAGTTATTTGAGCTTGCATTATTATATTTGCATTTAGAATGTACTTTTGAATGAGTTAGGCGTTGGGGTTGCTACCTAACGCTTTTTTGTATGGTATAACAAAACATTACCCCTTGTTAATATCCTTTAACCAACCACTAACTCCTTTAGTTCTCCAACCACTACCATCTATTGACTTTTTCATAATTTGTATTTTTATTAGGAGTCCGATATTTTACGGACTCCGTTTTTTATTTTCACACCGTAAGTTTACGGGGTGACTTAGCTGCTTTGAGCCTTCCTTTTTCGCAAAGTCTTTATAAAATCATAAAGAAAATAAGCCCAAATAAGCGATGCCATAATTTTTTGTTTATATTTGCAGTTCTAAATCAATAATGCCTTTCAACTTTCTTAACCTGTTCAAACAGTCAATTTGAACAGGTTTTTTTATGCCATTTTAAAAATGGTATTTTACCTTTTAAAAATGTATATCCTGCAAACAATACTATTGCAGCCAATAACCACCAACGTATATAATTCCAAATAACTGCCCACAATTTACTTGATAAATACACAAATGAGTTTTCTGAAACTTGATATAATTTAATTTGTTCTTGTGCATTTTGATATTGTGCATTATAATAATTAATTCTGCCACTTAAATTGTTTGTATCAGTCTTTAACTTTTCAATAATAACTCCAGCACGATATAAGGCAAATGTGTCTTTAAATTTTACATCACTACTTTGTAAGTGAGTTACTTCCTTACAAGGTGGTATTTCAAGCAAAACACTATCATAAAAATTGCTGTATAAGCTGTCTAAATTAACGTTTGGTTGTGTAGCCTTGATAGCTGCAATTTGAGCCTTCAATCGGTTAATGTAAGCATTGTCAGTAACCCTTATATATTTGATTACTACACTATCTTTTACGATTGTTTTTTCTTCATTTGGGAAATGTGTTTGGCAATATCTAGCACCAAGTTCTAATTTCTTTTCGGCAAACGTTTCGCCTACATCGCTATTGACTGCAACATACGGTGCAAGTGCTTTTTTCTCCTCACGTTCCAATTTCTTTGCAGCAGAACAACTTTGTAAGGCAATTGAAATGATTAAGAAAAGTACAATTGCAACTAGTAAATACAGTTGCTTATGTGGTGGTGGACTTTTAACTATGTGCATAGTGTTTAATTTTCTGTTGTTTCTGAATTTGGTTTATCTTCTTTTGGTGGGGGAGTTCCTTTTACTAGACTTATAATTTGAGCAACAGTAGCAACTCCACTCATTACACAAATGAATACTAATATTGGAGTTAAAATAACTGGTATTTTATCAGGTACTTTATAACTATACCATAATGAAATGGCACTTGCTACAAACGCAAGCAATACACTCATAAATCTTTTATGGCTTATTTTACCCCCTTCACCTAGCATACTATTTACAAAATTATCTTTCATATTGTGGTTTTAATATTCCTTGTTCGTGCTTAAATAATGCGATGCCTTTTGCATTTCGCAATTTCTCAATCTCCTTGTCTTGCTCCTGGTTCTTCTCTTTGTTGGTATCTTCAACAATTTTACTAGCACCAACATAAACTTTAAGTAATACAATATCTTCGCCTTGCTTATCAAGCCTACTCAATATCATTGCCCCAAGTGTGCCACCAAATGCAGTTACTAAAAGGATTAAAATATTGGTTAAATTATCTTTAATCGACTTCGGCATTACTTAATATTTTTTCTCTTTTATAATAAAATCAGCAATGACATTGTCGTCACCACCCCACCCTGCAACTACTTCTTTTGGAATATTTATAGATGCACTTTGCATTGATGTAAAGTTGTCTTCAATATCATTATATCCTAAAGCATATTCAACGCTACCAGCTCCATTTACACTAAAGTCGTACCCACTAAAATTTGTTAGCATTATGCAGTTAATTGTGCATTTGTTACCTTCAACCAAAGCCGTAAATGGTGTTATTTTACGTTTCATAAAATATTTATTTAAGGGTTAATAATTAATCCAAATTGTACCGTTGAAATAGCTTTTTTGGTGAAGTGTTAAATCATATACTTCTAATCCTTCTGCTGGGCTTGCTATTGCTAATTTTTGCGTTGTTGTCATTCTTGTACCTAATATACCTTGTGTTGTAGATGTAACTTGAACTATTGCACTTGCATTTATTGTTGTTGTTGCCCCAATTCCAACACTTCCACTAGTAGTCCCAAATAACATATTACCACTTGTATTTTCCCAAGCTCTATGTGATGCAGTACCTCCACTACCTGTTAAATTAGTTACAGTTGGATTATAATATATACCTCTACTTATTGCACTTGATGTGGCATTTGCATTTAAGTTAATAGTTGGAGATATTTTAAAATAATTAAATGATGCCCCTGATTGAGATATATTATTACTTTGCCCTGCCAAGATATTAAATTCCCCAGTAGAGTTAGCTGCATTTCTATTTGAAGGTCCTAAAACAATCCCATTATTTGCAGCACTCATAATGCTATTATTCATACCAATAGTTAATGAATTACTTGATACTGGTTGTATAGTTGCAGGTGATTGTAATAATGTATTACCAACTACCATATCTGTATTTGTATTACTTCTAACTGTTAATGCTGCTTGTGCTGCACCACTATTATTACTTTGTCCTATTGTAACACCACCATCATTTCTTACTTCAAATGTTGTGTACCCTAAACTATTTTTAACTGATAACCCAACTGTTGTAGTGGCATCTGTTCCTGTAAATGTCTTTTGCCCTAAAAAAGATTGCGAACCTGTTGATACAACACCTGTTTTAACTGTTGATGCTGTATCAATACTTATTACAGGGGTTGATGTACCTGTGGCTACTAATATTGGCAAAGTACCTGTTACAGATGTAACTGTACCTACTGCAACATTACCACTACCTAATAATGAGGTAGAATTGATTGTCTTAATATTTGTGCCACTTGTCAATATTGGTTGGTAGGTACTTGCAGATCGTTGCCTACTCAATATACTTGCATCACTTGTATCAACTGCTATTGTTATGTTTGGCGTTGTAGTTGCATTTGTTACTGTTGCAGTAATACCAACTCCATTTGTTCTTGATACGCTTGTAACAGTTCCACCAGTTGCACTTGCCCCAATTAATCCCCTTACCCATTGTCTGTATGCTACACTATCGCCACTTACATTTGGGAATACTAAAGTTTCTGCATTTACTGCTGCTGCATCGTCATAATTGAAACTTACCGTTCCTCCACTTGTTCCTGCTAATCCTAAATTATTGTACGTAAATATATTGTTGCTTGTAAATAAATTGGCAAAATTCAACTTAGCAAAAGCTGTATCGTTTCTTGCGACACTATCAACATAATGCTTATACAATGTATCTACGATATTCCCTGCACTATTGCCATATATGCCATTTACTGACATTGGCATATACTGATTGCTTAGTGTTGGAGTTGGAGTTCTAACAATTCTTTTTAATGATGTATATGGCGAAATAAATAAATTTCCTATTGCGAATTGCCCATTATTTATTTGTAAACTATTCCCATTCCCATCTATTACTCTATCAGCATTTAATGTACCATCACCTGTATAGATAGTATTGCCAACTGTCCCATTAGACTTTCTGCTAATATTACTCCATCCTGCAACAGTTCTTAAATAAAGACTATCTGTGTATAACACTAAAGACCCTATACTATCTTTAAACCTAAAATAGCTAAGTGAATTTACCTTTGGTATTATAAGCCCACTATCAATTTTAGTTGCCCCTATAAAATTTGTTAATGTGGTTTTTGTCCCTTGTGTTACTGTATTCCAATTTTGTGCTTTTGTAATAGAACAAAATAGAATAGCAATTATGAATATTATTTTTTTCATTAATTAATCTTTTTATTAAATGTTAAAACTGCTACATCGTCTGTATTCCAAATATAGTTTACAAATGTTAATGTCCCAGTAACAGAGTTAAATGTATATCCTGTCCCTACATACATTATTTGTTGTGCTATTGTTATTTGATAAAGCTCTGTTGCCCCTATTAATTCGTTATTTTGATACGTACTTGTGTTTACTATCGGACTTCCACTATTGCCATCTACTACTATCCTTAATTGTGCAAAAGCATAGACATTTGTAGAACTATTAGGAGGTATAATTACACCACCATTACTACCAAATATTGTTTTTGCCTTTGACATTAATCCACTACATAAAGCATATAAATAATCACCCATCAATACTAAATTAATATCTGTTGGGTTTTCATTGTACATATATTCAACATTCTTTCTTGCTTGATATATCTCTTTTGAAAGGTTTGAATTTAAACTACCATTGTTTAGTCCATTATCTATAATGCTATCATATTTTGCCAAATATTCGCAAATTTTAGATAGAGATATTATTGATGGTATTGGTAGTATAGATGACATTAATTAAATAAGTTTGGATTGTCAATTAAATACTTTGCGTTATCTAAACATTTTTGAGCCGAAAATATATCTTGAACTTCTGTTATGGCAATATTTGAACTTTCAATTTGAACTCGAAGCAACGACCTATTTTGCATAAAATTAGCATTGTTAGCTAATGTTCTATTATTAGCTAATGCAACACCTAAATTATAATCAAACTTTTCAGCGTAATATGTAGTGTTGTCTAATGTTATTGATGTGTATAAGACTGTCATTAGTTGTTAATTATATACTCGAATTTCAAATAATACATTTCCAAAATTTGGTGTGCCACTTGTTGTTCCATCATATAAAAACAACCCAAAATTACAAACAGATGTAGTATTTGATACTCCTATCACAAAATATGGTTGTCCCCCATTATTCAAATTACCACTCATCATAACTGTTTTATTTGATGTAAATATAGCAGATGAAGCTGTAACTGCGATTAAAGCATTTGATGGGTTTGTAAAAGTAAAAGTTGTAGAGCCAAAGTCATTTTGTAAAACATTTGCAGTAGGAGTTCCACTATTACAATCTACTAAAGCACTATATACCTTATAAGTCTTTTCTTGTGATATGTAATTGGATTGAATACTATAATGCCAAATCTTATTGCCTGACCCTATGGTAGTTAATTGGAATTTAATTAATTGATTATAATAGCTTTTATCAAAAGAAGCATAAGAACCATAAGATGTTGTAGGTAATCTATTAATATATTCATTAGCATTAGCATCTATATCAAATGTAAAATCAACATCTCTACTAATAATATAAAATATATCACCAACTTGAGCCGCAGGGGGCAATATTAAATACCCATTAGTATTTCCCCCACCTCTTACTACATTATATTGATTGCTTATTACTGTTGGGTTGTTACTTACATCACTTGGAATAAAATCATCAAATGATGATGCCCCCCCACTACTCCCATTAGCTGCTGCTGTAATTCTACCTTTAGCATCTACTGTAATATTTGCACTTGTATAAGAACCTGCTATTACTCCACTATTAGGTAATACATTTGGTAAATTTTCTTCATAAACTACTGTGCCAATAAAATTACCACTCCCATCATCAACTCCAACTGGGAAAATAACTTCTGTATCATCGGTTGCTGTTTCGTCATAATTTATTTTTGCAAGTTGGTCGTTACTTGTATTTGCTATTTTTAATACATCTTGCTTAAATATTTTTTGAGTGGTAATAGTTTGATTAGCATCTGTCCTTACAAATGTAGTTAAAGGTACTTTTACACTTGCCCCACTTTGTACAGCTTCAATCAATTCATTCCCTGTTAATGCTGCTGCTGGAGTTAGGTCTGTTATTTTCGCTTGTGGCATTTTAATATTTTTTATTGAGTAATTCGAGTATCGCTGTCTTCTGTAATTCTATTGTTCCCATCTTCTGTAATTCTTATGGTGTATGGTGTTGGGTCATTTCCGAGCCATTGAACCTTGTATTCAAAAGCATAATCCTTATCTAAAACATCAATATCAATGTAACTCCCAAGTGATAAAGGGAAATCTATGTAATCTGTGGTTGTTCCACTTGGTACTAAATACGTCCCATCGTCCTTTCTTAAAAATACTCTACGTCCTGTAATATTAGCATCACTACCTGTACTTGTATCTGTAACCCTCAATATATTTGGGGTTGCATAAAGTTGTTTAACCGTAAATGAAGGATTAAATGCCATTAAAAGTATTTAGTTTGGTTACTAATCATTTCATAAGCATTATTTAAAAATACTTGTGTTTTTTTATAATCTGCTCCTAATGCTATTGCTTTGTTTACATTATCTACAAGTAAAATTAGCTCTGCTTTACTACTCCAATAATTAATCCCACCTACTATGTTTGGTAATGCTGTTTCTTGTTGTGTAAGTTCGTTTATAAAATTACTTGTATATGCTACAAAGCCCATTTCATAAATCTTTACATATAGTATATTATTAGAACCATCAAGCCATTCTACTTTTACTTTAAGTCCATAATCTCTATTTAAAACATCAAATTCAACTGGACTATCAGGATATAACCAACCTATAAAATTACCTGTAATTAAAGTGCCATCTGCTTTCTCTAAGTATATTCTTCTTTGCTCTATTGCACTATCACTACCTGTTGAAGTATCAGTAAATGTCAATACACTAGGATTACCTAATGATTGACTTACTGAAAAATTTGGTACTAATGGCATCTTATTTTATTTGCTTTACAAAAATAAATGTTTTTATGCAAACGATTGCGTAAAATATTTTTTATTCGTTTCGTATTGGTTGTGATTTGCTTTTGCTTGATGATTTAAACTTTTCAGGGTGTTCTTGCTTATACAATTTTTCTTGTGCTTTTACTTCTTTTGATTGTGATTCAAATTGTGATTTGCTTTTTATATTGAACCCGTAAAGTTTAGCTAATGTTTTTGATGTTGCCACTATTGCATTGTTATTTTTAATGTCATAAGCCATATCTCTTACTGAAAAAGGCAATATTGCATTTTCTGCTGTGTTAGCTGCTGTCATTCTTTCTCCTGTAAATGAATTTTTACCATTATTTAGCAAATAATCGTATGCTAACCCTGCTGATGGGGTCATTTTACCTCTAAATAATGATTGGAATGCTACTTGACCACTTGTTTTGTCTGCAAAGCCTTGACCTAAATAATTAGTTTTCCCCGTCTTAGTCGATATTTTTTGCCCACTACCAACTTGTGCAATAGCCCCTAACGTACTTGAAAATCTACCAAATACACTTATTGAATTTTCTCCATTTATTGTTATGTTGCCAAAATTTGGGCTTCTTGGGTCAAATTCTACATTCAATTCATCGTCTGTTTTTTTGTTTAATACTTTATACATATATGCTCCTATCAATATAGAACTGCCTGTTATTAATGCTCTACCTACTTGTTGCATTGCAAATTTTCTGCCTTCTGGCGATAAACTTGAATAAAATCCTCTCGCTGCATCGGTTTGTTTAACTTTTAATCCTAATGATTTTCCTATCTCTTCCATCATTCCTTTTGGTCTAATAATATCCCCAAAACCTAATAAATTCAATGTAGAAGCATACATTTTAGTTGACCAAATTATTCTATTTATAAACTCTGATGTTGATTTGCTATTTTTTATGCCATCTAAAACTTCCCCGTGTCCTGTCATTTCATTTACAACCCTTGCAATGTCTTTATATAGTTTAGGATTGCTTTCATAAGGTATTGCGTTTTCCCCATTTCTTAATTGGCTTGTAGCTTCTAAATATGCAGTAAGTCTTATGTTATTTTGGAACGAAGCATTACCACGCTCAATCGCTTGTCCTACTTTTGTTTTGCTCCACAAATTAGCTTCGCCACCGTGTATTTCATTTTGCAATTCTGTTTTACTGCTTGTTGGTTCATATATTGCAAGTCCTACATCTTCAAGTTCTTTCCAAAACTCGCTTCTATGCAAAATTTTCATTTGAGTATCAAATATTTTTTTCTTAAAAGAATCCCTCCAAAAAAATCTTTCAGCAGCAGCCGTTCTGAATGGGTGAGATAATACCATTGGTAAATTTTGAACATAAAATAAACTTCTATCAAACATCGCTTGTGTACCTTGTAATGTAGCAATAGTAGTGTTTGCAATACCCCCTACTTTATCCAATGCTTTATTATACTTATGTTTGCCCTCTTGTTCATTTTTAGTCATTGCTTTATAATAGTCTAAAGCAAGTTGGTCTTTTCGGGCTTCACTTTCTTGAAATTTATTAAATAACTCTTGGTTTTCTTTTCTTAATTTACTGTTTTCAAATATGCTTTTTATTGGAACATTAGGTATAAAATCTCCTTCTTTTAAACGTCTTTCATACTCTGCAATAGCCTTTTCATTTGCTTTGATTTTAGCATTGGCAGATGATTCAAATTTTGCTTCATCTGAATATTTGCCAACTTTAGCGTCCTTTCTTTTTTGCTCAATTTCTTTTCTTAAATCATCGCGTTTTTCACGAAGTTCTTTTGTCTTTGCAGTTTCATTTAGCTTTTCTGCTTTCTCAATTTCAAGTTCGTTATTGTCTATTTTTTCTTGTAAATCGTCAATGCTTTTTTGAGCAGATTTTTGTGCTGCTTCGTTCTTTGCTTCATCTGAATATTTGCCTAATTCAAGTTCTTTATATAGTCTTTCATTACGTTCTCTTAATTCTCGTAACGCTTGATTTTTTTCTATTTCTGTTGCTTTCTTTTTTGTTTTTGGGTCAATTCCTTGTTGCAATAACTCATAATCATTAAGGTACTTTTGTTCTTGTCTTAATTCGTAAAGTTTTTTGTTTACATCACTTTGCTTGTTGCCCTTTTTGAAATATTCCCCTGCAACCAACTTGTTAATTTCTTCATCAGCTATTTTTTCTTCGGTGGCTTCTTCTAAATCTTTTTTCAAATATTCCTTTACTTTATCTAAGGTAATATCAGATGCTTCTTCTACATAACTCCTTATTAATTTAAACACATCAGGAGCTAATTTAAGAAAGTCAATAGAAGCATTTACAACATCGTTTGCTTTGCCCCTTGATTCTCTTAATTTATCCTTAATAGACTGTTTTATAGAAACTCTTTCAGTCTTGTAATCTTCTTTTGTTTTTTTACTTTTGGCAGGTGTATTTGTTTTTTTTGCTTGTTCTTTCGCTTGTTCCAAATAGTCTTGGGTTGCCAATTTGATTATGTCATTGAACAACTCTTTCGACACTTCTTCTTCTTTGTGAAAGTCTTTGAAATTTTCCCAAATACGTTCTGCATCTTTTTTTTGCTCATCTGTAAGAACATCAACTTTATTCGCTTCTCTCATTTGTTGCTCAACTTCTACAACACTTGTCGGTATCATTCCACTTTGTTGTGCAATAAATAAATTTTGACTACCTAATTGCCTTGCAGCATCACTCCTTGCTTTTCTTAATGCTCGTGTTGCTTCATCCAAATTCATTGACAATTTATCGTAATCTTTTGAAAATCTATCAATTTCACCACTCTTTAAAGCATAATCTAAGTTGGCAATGTGTTGTGCCAATATATTTTGCTCATTAATATCAATAGATGCTTCAAGCGATTTATCAACTACCTTTTTTACTTCTGCATCATAAATCCCCTTTTCTTGCCATTCTCTTATGGTGTCTTCTGCATTTTTTTTCTGTTGAAGCAAACTAATATGTTCACTTTCTATTTCTTCAAATCCGAAATTATTTCTTACTCTATCAATATCTGAATGTCTATTTTGGAATGGTGGTAACTCTATATGAACTCCATCTATTGTAACTTTCTCACTTTTTACACCACTACTATCCCCACTACTGTTTATAGGTGGTGTTTTATCGTCAATATTTTCTTTGTAATGATTTGAAAACCAATCTTCAACTTCTTTTTTATCTGCTTTTGGATTAATTTCTAATAGGTGTGAAATGGCTTCTTTTGCTGCTTTTGCAAATTCAACTCCTTCATCTAATAGTTTACCCATTTCAATTACTGATTTGCTTAATGCTTTTTTAAAACTATCGTAATCGCCACCTTGTTTGTTTGTATTAGCATCGTCAATTTTTGCCCAACTTGGTAGTTCTACTTTATCAATTTTTTTAGCATACTCCATTGCAAGTTTTTCATACTTGCCTATTGTTCTTTCTTTATCTGCTATTGGTTCACTTTTTTCTACTATTGGCGTTTCTACTTTTGGTTCTGTGGGTTGTGCTTTTTCATTAGTTGTTGCATCGCTAACTTTTGGTTCAGCGACTTTACTACTTGTTGTTTCTGTTGTGGGTTTAGATTTTGGAATTTCTGTTTCAATTCCTCCTTGTTCGTATTCATAAATAATGTTATTTAATTCGTTATCTAATATTTGTTGATGTTCGAGTGTTAAACTATGGCTTTCATCATTCAACCAACTCATTAAGTTTTTTTCGTCAAATGGTTCGCCACTTACTTCGTTTTTAATGTTCAATACATCTTCTAATGGAATTGCAATTTTAAACCCACTTTCTATAACAGGCAAATTACCATCTTTTGTTGCTTGTTCAATAGTATTAAGCAAAGTATCAGCCCCTACACTTGGTATGCCATTTTCAATATCATCAATCGCTGATTTTATTTGTTCTTTACTCATAGCTTTTTTACCACTTGCATCTAAAACGTGCAAATGCTGTAATTGGTCTGCATCTAATAAATTGTCATAAGTATCTCTTACATTTTTAGGTCGTTCTGTAAATACAACTGTATCTTCTTTTATACTCCCATTGTTGGCATCACGATTTACTTCACTTAATGGCTTAAATCTTGTAGTACCTTTTATACTTCCTTTTCTTACTGTTGTACTTTTTCCAACTACACCATCATTATTGTAACGATATTTTTCATACCCAGCTTCTGCATTTAACTTCCTAACTAATTGACTTATTTTGCTATTAATATTTCTTTTATCAGTTGGTAAAGTACCTTTTGCATTTAGCTTTTTAGTCAATGCTACCAACCCATTTTCGATTTTCTCTTGTTCAGTAATTGCTGTTGATTTTTTACGTTTCTCAATCAATACTTGTCTTTCACTTTCAGTCAATCCATTTGGTGTAACAATAGGGTCTCCTTTAGGTAATGGTGGTTCTTCTGACCCACTTGGGTTTGTAACTACTTTTTCTGTTTCAGACACATTAGGTTCTTCTACTTTAACTTTTGCTGTTGGTTGTGTAGCTGTTTTATTTTCAATCCCTTGTTGCCTATTAAATTCTTCTTTTGCTTCTTTCCCTGTAAATTCGTATCTGTACCTATTTATTACGTTTTCTTTGCCATAAGGTATTCCTAAAAATGATTTTCTTGTAGTTATTTCACCATCTAACTTTTTTGCTCTATCTCTAAATTGTTCAGGTATTTCATTAACACTATCAACATAAGCTGTATATGTTTCTGTATCATTTAATCCTGCAATATGGTCTGCTACTTCTTTGCTAACTTTTGTTGGTTGTGTAGCTTCAATAGGCTCTGTTGTTGCAGGGCTACCTTCTTTTGAGGCGATAGGTTCATTACCTTCTCCAACTCCTTCGACAACTTCAATGGTAGGCTTTTCGGCTTTGATTTCTTCACCTTGCGTTTTGGTATCTCCGTTAGTGGCTGTGTTTGTGTTTTCATCGTATTTACCTCCAAAATTTTCTACTGCATTTTTTAAAATTATTTCGTCCCCTTCTTTGTCAATATGCCATTGTTTACCATCCAATGATTTATCTTCCATTGCTTTTGTAAAATCTTCTTGGCTTACTTTCTGTAATTTGCCATTTTCATCTGCTATGCTGTAAGGCGATTTTGAAAGATCTTTATTTATTGGCTCTCCTGTTTCATCGTCCACTTCGTGTTCCAATGGGTTATCTACTTTGTCAAACGTTTTTATTTTTTTATCAATAGCATCTATTTCACTTTGCTTATCGCCAACAAATTTTTGTATTGTTGCTATTTTTTCGTCAAAACTTTTTGCTAATGCTGGAGCTGCTTTTTTATCTATTTCAAGTGCTTTTATCTTTTCAGTAACGCCATCTATTACTGCTTGTATGTTATTCCGTTTTTCTTGCAATCCTCCAATAGATGCCATTTTATCGTCAGGAACAATACCTCTTAATGGGTCTGTGGCTGCTTTGTAATCGTCTAACCTTTTTCTTATACCTTCAATATCCCACAAAGAACCCTTAGCCAAATCGCTATCAAGCATTTTATCTACCAATGGGCGTATCGTTGGGCTATTTGCATATTCTTTCATTGCACTTTGTGCATACTTTGGCAACGATGTTATAATAGGTAACCCCTCCATCAATGCCACCATTCCCATACCATTAAATATAGCACTTTTAACCCTACCTTCCCATCCATCTGTATCGTAACCTTGCATAGCTTTAATAGCTTCATCGCCCAATTGTACTGGTGCATTTGCTGCACTAAACCCTGCTGTTCTTTTAGCCATTTTACCTATTGCATCCATAAAATCTTTGGCTGGTTTTGCGTGTGGGATAGCCCCTCCAAATAATGCAGCTTCAAACATTGTATGTGGAATTGCTTGTGCTGTGGCATCAATAGATGCTTTGTGTGCAGCCTCTTCATCACTATATCCCTCATTTTTTAATTGTTGGAATAATTCATTACTTTTTGCCCCATAGTTTTTTGTATATGCAATACCTAATGCAGTCCCTACTTTAGCTGCTTTTTGCCCTGCTGTAAGTATATCTAAACCTGCCCCTATTTTATTAACTGGCGAAAACATAGCAATATCGCCAACAAGTCCTCCTGCCGATGGGATTAGTCCTTCATAATTTAATTCATCTCCTTTTGTTTTTTTAGCTATTTCTAACAGCCTTTTATCTTCGTCTGTTTTAAAAATGTTAAACGAGTGAGCAAAAGAACCATAAGGGTCACGGTCTGCTGCATCTAATTCTGCTGCTTGTTGTTTTTCTTTTTCAGTATTATCCCCTCCTAATGCTGCATTTATTCCTTTTGTAATTCCGTATGAAGTATTTAAAACATTTTTATTTAACCCCCTTAAAAATCCTTCTATAATCCCTGCATCACGTTGGTATGTTTTGGTTTCTTCATTATATTTCAAAACCCCTTTGTTAATAGAATTTTTAACATCTTCTACTTCGCTGTTTAAAACATCTTCATCGTTAGGGTTTCCACCTTTTGCAATTATTCTTTTCTCTGCCGTTTTTTTTATTCCTTTTATTTTATTTTCCTTATGTATTATACCCCTTTCTTCTTGTATTGCCAATGCCCCTTTTTGGTCAAATTTTTCTTTTATTTTTGGTGCTATTTGCTCATTGGTTTGCATACCAATACCTTGCCCTCCAAGCATACGTTTAGTATCTTCGTTGAACTTATCTATTCCTTGCATTGTTGCAGGTTGTATTTGTTCTTGTTGGGGTTTATTACCACCTAGCACTAAATCATTAAACGTTGGTACGCCTAATGGAGATTGTGTAGGTGTAGGCTTTTGGGTTGCAGCACCATCTTGTGAAGGCTTTGCAGTAGGTGTAGTACCTTGTGTACCATCTTTTTTTTTTACAAGTGTAGAAAAATCGTTGAAATTCCCAAGCACACTTTCTCCTACTTCTTTATGAAATGCTTGTTGGTAATCTTTATTGGTTGTTATTAAATTTGAAAAGTCTTTATATTCTCCAAATTTACTTTTACCACCTAATTGATTGTATAACTCTTGTATATATCTTTCGTCCATAATTAAGGTTTTTTGCCCCAAGTTGATGCGTTTAACGATACTTTTTTAGAACTTGTTTGTTGTGTACTTACTGATTTACTACTACTTGATGAATTTTTAGTACCATTATCATTAACTAAAACAGATGAATTAGGTAATTCTTTTTTACCTTCTTTTCTTTCATTAATAATATACTTTTGGTTTTTAATGTTTTCAGCCATCAAATCTCTTAATTGCTTCCTATCAATAGTAACCTCTCTTGAATATACTGGAGTTACCGATACCCCATTAGCTACTTCATCATCTGTTAGCTTTGTATCAGTAACATCAGTTTCACCATCTTTTGTTTTTTTAATATACTGTGCTTTACCTGTTGCTGCATCATATTTAGGTACTTTTATATTATACATATTATTTTGATGGTCATAAAACATTTTTGGATTTTCATCTCCTTCTGCTACCGCTCTAAGAATTAAAGGGTCTTTCATTTCAGATGTCATTGGTGTATTATATGGATATAAAGCATTTGTAGATGGAGGTAATTTGGGTGTTTGTTCATCTATTTTCCTATCTATCCATATACTATTTTGTGTTCCCTTGTTATTCTCGTATGCCCATTCTTTATTTTTTCTTCTATCGTATTCTGCGTTATCAAGCCTTCGCTTCATTTGCTCGTCTGTTTCTTCTTTATCGTGATAAGTATGTTGTGGTATATTTTTTAAAACAACAGCTTTTGCTAAATCGGCAGTCATTGTAGGTATTTCAATTCCTCTGCCAAATTTTTCTTTAAATGCTTGGTCTAGTTTTAAAAATTCATTACCATCTATTTTATGCTCAAAGTATTTTTTATATTTTGGTGTTTGGCTTACTATATATGATGCGTTATCCAACATATTGTTATATGTTTTGTCATCATAGCTATCTGCATATCTTTGAGATACTTTGCCTGTTATTGGGTTTGTTACTAATTTTTGATTAGGAACAAGTATGTCTTTATTTCTTTCATTTAGCCCTACTGCATCTTTTAAGAAGTCTTCTTGTTTGTATTTATTAAAGTCTTCAAGGTCTTGTATTCCGTGCCAAGATTTCAAATTTTTATCTTTATAAAAATTATCAGTCCTAATTGCATTATTCCTATATTTATCCATAATTGCAAATTCGTCTGCTGTTAATGGGTCACCTGCTTTTTTTCTTTCTTCTATATATTTCCCAAAGTCTTTTTCTCCTTCAGTTGCTTGGCTAGATTCTGCAATATATTTTTTTTGCCCTTCAATAGATGCCATAAACTCATTAAGTTTCCTACCTCCATCTAATTCGGGTCTTCTAATAGCTTCTCTATTGCCATTATAAATATCTCTTGATGCTTTTGTTAATTCAGATAACCCACCATAGTCAATAGCCCTTAACCCTTTGTCATCTACTTTCTGTAAGTCTTGTAAATACTTATCAGTAGCTGCTTCCGATGCTGCTTTTTTAGCTTGGCGTTGCATCTCGTATTGAACTATGGGCATAGTGTCGGCGATAACCCCACTACTTGCGTAGGGATTAGCATTGCCATTTGCCATTCTTGTATTAAATGCCATTTCTTTATAAATTAATTTAGTCCTCTATCCATTGTGTTATAATCTTGTACATCTTCATATTCTGCATCTTGAATATCATTGCCTACTCTATTTCTTGGTCTATTATTTAATATACTATTCCCACCATTCCTAGATAGAAATGGTATTTGATAACTTGCATTAGGACTTGTTGGCGTTGTTGTATTTGCAGCACCTTTAGCACCACCTAATAACATTGCAGCACTTGTAGCACCACCAAACATATTCTGTATTCCTGCTGAACTTACTGCTGCACTGCCTGCTGCTTTCTGCTGGAGTAGTTGCAATCTTCTTAAATAAGGGTTTAATTGGTTATTGGTGTAATTATATTTATCCTCTGCCCCTAACATTTGAGATGCACTACCTAGTGTATGTAAGTTTCTTTGTTGTTGTTGCTCTGCTGCAATCCCTGCTTTTAAACTATTATCGTTTTGAATACCTACTAACTTACCAATACCTGCCAAACCTGCTCTTCTATCTGCCAATGCTGAAAGTCCCATATTGGTACCTCTCTGTGCATCTTGTATTGATTTTTGGTATTGTGTACTAGCATAAGGATTTACATTATAGTTAGATAACGCTTTGTTGTAGTAATCTTTTATAGATGTCCCTCCACCGTATTTTGGTGTCTGTTTATTAGCTTCTTGTAATTCTCGTTGGGCTTTATTCTTTCCACTCCCTAAAATTTGTGCCAATCCTCCTGCGGCTTGAATACCTGCTAAAATTAATGGTAGTGCCATATTACTTAGTTGTTAATGGTGAATTTAATGTTTTAATAGCAACCATATTCAAAAATACGAAATTTGCTACATTTCTGTTTCTTAATTTTATAATAATGTAATGTCCATATAAGCCATCTCCTCCTAGTAGTCCTCCAATAGAGTTTGCATCTCTTAAAAAACACGCTTCAAAAGTACCCTCTAATTCTGTAAAATCTTCTTTTATTAAAGAACTTTGTTGATTGGTATTGCCGTAACTTTTAGTTTGTGTTGATATTTCAGGGCAATCCCATACTTCATTTGCTATTTCACTAATTGCTTGGAATGTCTTTTTTTCATAATCAACATTGTTGAATACTACTGTTATACTGCTATCGTATGAAGTTCCAAAGAATGTGTTATATCCTGCTGCATCGTGTGTCCAAATTTGTCCATCTTTAAATGCTGCAATAAGTGTTCCTAATTGTGCAATATTTTCAGGATATATATTTGCAAAACATTCAAAGCCCTCGCTTTCATCTCTTGTTTCGTTAAATATAATTGTTTTAGGCTCTTGCGTAAAAATTAAATTGCCGTCAATGTCGTATCTTTTTATCCCCTCAAATGCCCAAATAACTTTATTTGTATATCTATCAAACCCTGCATAAATAGTAGGATTCCCTAAATATGGCTGCCCTGCTTGTGGATAACCTGTATTATACGTTTTATTGTATTGTTTAGTTACTTCTTTAAAAAAGCTATCGCAATCATATATTACTGAAATTTCGTTTTTCCCATCTTGGCTTAATCTCCAAGCAACACCTTTGTTATTGTCAATACCATATTGTGCGTAATTATGGTACGTCCAACTTTCAGGCACATTACCTAATCCTAATTTACCTTGGTATGGGTATGTTATTTTATTGAGTAATTTATCACTATCAGCTTGTAATGGGTTGCCTGTTACATCTTTTATTATTTGTTGCAAAACTGGCACAACCCCTGTATCAAACTCTTGATGCACGTATAACCTTCTACCCTCTATAAATAGCTTTTGTATTGTGCCATTGCTTTTATCATAATCGTCAAAGTTTTCTGCATAGAACCTATTAATTCTATTTATGTTAGTGTTTTGCTGAAACTCATTGCTAAATCGTATTGTTGTTCCTAATACTTGTTGCTTTGCATTTACATCGTGAATCCACTCTCTGCCATTGCTATTTACTGCACTTGCATAGTAATCACTTACATTGGGGTCTATGCAAAATTGTTTCAAAGAAGTATCGCTATTTGATAGTGTCAATACCAATGAGTTTAATGTTATAGGCATTGGAGAACTAGCTATACTAGCACTTGATTTTATTATAATTCTATTATAACCTATTGGGACTGTTAATGTTATAGAAGTAGAAAAACTTTCTTTTTGATTTGCAATAACAGGATTAGTAGCAAATGCTCTGTGAAATAAATTAACGTGTACTGATGTATTGCTTGGTGTTGGTAAGACTGCATAAATATCTATATCAAATGCTCCTGCTGGATAATCTAACCCATACGTAATTAACCCACTTGCTGTTATATTGAATACTCTTGATATGGTTGTATCTGTAATATCTATTATAGTGTTAGATGTAGATGCAAATGTGCTTACATTTTTTTCATATATTGAATTTTTTGGTGTATATCCTACTGGGTTATATACACTTGAATAATTCAATACTGGTATTATATTATTTACATTATCAGGGTCTCCAAAAGAAAAAAATATAAAATCATAAGTTTCAGAAGCAGGCATTACCCATTTTATTTTTGGCTGAGTATTTATATCCCTATATCTCCCATAATTATCCCCTTCAAATAAACTAACCAATGCTGCTTGAGTAATATTGCCATCTACATCTACTGTTTGACTGCTAAACTCTCCTTGATGCAATGCAAGTGTAGTCCCAGCATTAGCTATCAGATACCTTTCTCCAAATTCATAAAATAGATTTAATTCACCTTGAGTTGGTACTGCTGGTCTGTATAATTCAAAAAAATAATTGTTAAAGTTATCTGTACCAAAATCAAATGAATTGTTTGTTGTAGGTAATATTATTTTAACATATTGCCCTACATAATCAACCCCATTTATAGTTGGGTTTGTAACTAATTCTAATATTTCAAAATCTTTATTAGCATATTTGATACCATTGGTTGTTAATATGCTAAATGAAGATGCTATTTCACTTGTCAATGTTACACTAGACCCTACTACATAAGTACCTGACCCATAAGCTAGAGATGTAATTGTTGTTGTAATATTATTTGATGTAGTGCCACCTATTGTTATTATATCCCCAACAGATAAATATAGCCCATTAGCTTGTTCTTGTGTCATTCCAATACCAAATACAGTAGATGCAAAATTGGTAGTATATGGTACTAATATTGGCTTATTTTGGTTGTTTTTTATAAGTCTAATCCTATCTTTTACAACAAACCCATATCCTAGAAAATTGCTATTTTTATTTTCTGCAATAAAGGCATTTAATGGATTAATCCCAATGTAAGCATAACTATTATCTACTGCACTACTGCCTATTTCTTTTAATGTAATATCGCTTATCCATTGTACAAACCAACTTTTAGCCATATTTTTAGTTCTTACAATATGGTAGTATGCAGCCCAAATTGGGGGTTTGTGCCATATTGTAGCCAATACATTTTGCATTTGTTCATAGCCATCAACAACTTTATACCCATCTGTTTGTATTGTTGATACCCTTGGATATACTACTCCATTTGTCCTATCTTTATCGTCAAAATACACTAACCCAAAAGAATACCTACTCCACCAATCGTACACAGGCATTACTCCTTTGTAATTTGTACCATTAAGGCTATTGATGTTATTGTCAATATAATAGTTATACAATAATGATTCAAACTTTCGTATTACTAATATCTGCCCATTATATGTACTACTACTTACAATTGTAAACCCTGCTGATACAGCTTGTGCTTGTATCCCTGCTCTTACTTGTGCAGCATTTTGGTCTGTAATAACAGCGTATGTAATACTCCCTGTACTTGTATAAATCAATACTGTACTCCCTGCTTTGAAATTGCCAAATACTACAATTGTTATATTGCCATTATTAATTTGTGCATCATACCCACTATTTCCTCCTTGATAGCATTTAATAACTCCAAATTCATTCGTTTTCTTTATAGATATGCTCCCATAGTTAGCTATTGTAGATGTATTACCCCCTGTTCCAAAGTCTGTTAATAAATCATAGCCCTCTTTAATATTAGCTAATGTAATTGTATTCCCATTTGGGTTTGCTTGTGTAAATGCTGCTTGAGGTACATAATCTTGTTCTTGTGTACTTTCTTTTACATCAATATTATTGTAGGCTTCGTTATTATAAAATGGGAACACATAAACATCATTATTATTTAATCCTAATACTTTTTTATCTATCGAATTTATTATAAAATAATCTGAAAATACATTACCAACTCCTGTATTATACGCAGCTAATACTTCTACTTTATAAACATTTTTGTCCCCCGTCAATACAGCTACTGATATTTTAGCATTTTTACTAGCATCGTCTTTATCTATATTTTGTGTTACAGGCAATGCCATCACACTTTGAGAACTTGTAATACTTTTTGTTAAGTCATTATTAAAATATCTTACTTTAAATTTATACAAGTTTTTCCTTAGATTATTTACTGTTACAGTAATATCGTCTTCAAAAAAAACAAATGGGGCAATTTGCGATGTCTTTTTAGCTAATTGTATGTGTTCACGCTTTATGCTACTGTCTGTAAATGACAATATAAATGTCAAATCTAAGCAAAATACATTACCATCTTGCCCATCTACAAATAATATCAAATCTCCTTCCTCTCTATATATAATATCAACGTGATTTATTTTATAGCTTGGATTAAATCGTAATACATCATCATTATTATAGCAATCAGTTTTGCTAAATAATACTCTTCTAACAGCGTCAGCTACTTTATCATAGTAAAGTATGGAATGGTAGTTATTACTATTCCATACAAAAAAGTAAATTCTATTTCTTACTAAATCTTCTTTATTGCCAATAACTTTATTTACGCCATCAGGTAATGTAAAATATACTTGTCTATTAGCTACTAAATTAGATACAACCTTATCTTGCCCCTCTCCTTGTGCATCTCTAGTAATATTCCAAGCCATAGAATAGTCGGTATCAGATATTCTATGTGGGTTATTATCTAATGCCATTTTCCCATTAAACTTTTTTGCGTATTCTGGCATCTAATTAGGCTTTTATTGTTAATCTATTACTTTCTAAGTTCAAATTATGTGCATCTTGACTTCTAAACGGATTCCATCGTGCTAATGCAAGTCTTCTTTCATTAAAAAATTCTCTTCTACGCCTATCTACATTACTGTTTTGAACGTGCGTTTTTACAGGTAGGTTGGCTATATCTTTCCATGCCAAATATGCAATTAATGCTTCTTTAAATTGGAATGGCACAAAGTATTCTTGTCCTTCTTTTGGGCTTGAAACGTATTCTAAGATAAGATAATCGTACTTAAAATTAACGTCTAATACAATTAAATTATTATCAGTATCAATTTTAAAACTTCCTATAAATGGCGACCCACTTGGATAACCATAAACGTTTTGTCCTAACAATCCATTGTAATTGTAAAACGTACTACTTGCGTAATCCCAACTATTAGTAGTTCCAATACTACCTTCTTTTACTTTAGATAATCTATCATTTATTTGGTCTGCATAAGTTGATATATTGCTATTGTATTTCAAGCATACAACTTCACCTTTTGCATTTGGCATACCTACTTTTGAGTATTGCAAAAAATCAGCAGGTATTTCAACAGTTTTATTAGGCAATACTGGTAGTCTTACGCTTTTAACCATAAAAAAGAAGTCAATACCTAATTGCTCCATACCTCTAAAACACAACTGCCACAATTTAAAAAATTTGTGTACGCTTTGTTCTGTTTCATCTATGTAAGCATTTACTATGCTATCCAAGCTAACTTGATTTGCCATTTTTAATTATTTGAAAATGCTAAAATATCAATATCGGCAATAATAAATAATTGCACACCATCTTCAATCACTTCAATACCTGCTCCTTTTATATGGTGTATTGTTTGCCCAACTTTGTATTGCATTGGTCTTTTTTCTGTGCCACGCCCTGTACCTACAACTATACCACTATAACTTTCTTTCTGCATAAATTTAGGCAATTCTATGCCAAATAAACTCTTAGGCTTTACTGGTATTGGTTTAATTAAAACCCTATCTGCTAATAACTGCATTTTTTATTTTTTTATTGTTTGGGACTATTATCTCGACCATCATTTGTAATATCTTGTGGTGTATTCCTTTCTATTGTCAAATACTTGTAAACATAGTCAATAATTTGAGGTATAAAATCTGCTGAAACATTTAATTCGCTATCAAGGTTATTGCTATCTCCACCACTAATCATTCTAACACTTGCTGTATATAAGTTTAATGGCACTATTGAAATGGTATATACAAAATTACTTTCGCTATAATACAATGTTTTGTTTGGTATGTTTTTCATACTCCTAACATAACTCACTTGATTTGTACTCAATGGTATTGCATCAAATGAAAGTCTGCCATTTGCATCTTTAAATGTAACACTTGCTATCCCCTCATTTCTGCCAAGTGCAATAGGTATTTGTGGCAATGTAAACTTATACAAATTAACTTCATCTTGAGTAATTGTAATCCCTTTAAATGTTAGGTAAAAAGAATTATTTACATAAGCTATCCCATCTAAACTTATATTCTCTAACCAATTCTTTTTTACTACAACACCAATAGCATCGTTAATCCATTGGTTTATTAATCCATCGGTTATATTGCTATTATCTTGAGGAAATTCCCCATATATGAGCCTCTTTATTCTTTCTATGAGTGTTCTTCGTGTCATTATTGTCCTTGTTGTTTAAGTGCTTCCCCAAAATTTCTAATGTCTTGTGCTTGTAAACTTACCCCTATTTTTACTAACATTCTAGCTACAATTTCCATAATATCTAAGTCATTCCAAATAGGGTTAATACTGCCTGTTGGGTTATATATTCTGCGATTATTCCCATCTAATGTAAAGTTCCAAAATATATCTGTTGGAGTGCTAAAATAGGCAAATCTTGCACTTGTAATTGATACTGGGTAAAATTGGAATCCTGTTGCAGTCATTAAATAAATAGGGTTGTCTGCAATAGGGTCTATTACACTATTTATATGTGCTGCTAAGTAATGTTGTTGAACGTATTTTACAGGTTTAAATGCAGTAGTTTCCATACTATCAACTTGTAAGTAGTCATTTGGATAGTTTGCTACTCCACTTGCTATTGCTAAAGTAATTTGCTTGTGCAATGGCATCAATCTCTGTCTTAAAATACCACTACTCCCAATCTCTACCCTTGCTTGTGGATGGTTTGGTGAAAATTGTTGGAAGTCCCCTAATAAAAAGTTAAGATACTCTACCTGCGAGGCATTAAAATTAAGCTGAAATTCCTCTGATGGCAAATACCCTAATTGTATTGTTTTTCTACAAATGTATCTTACTAATCTATATACTTCATCTACATTCATTTACTATTTATTTAAAAAGCCACTACTTATAATTTTAAAATATATGTAGTGGCTTATTATTTAATATTAATTATTTTTTTGTTGTTACAAAATTAGGCATTTTTTTAGATTTGCTAAAAATTCTTTACCTGCTTCTGTTTCTGATGTAGCAAATTCTACAAGATGTTTTTTAGCTGTTGTTCCACTTGGAATTGAAACTATAAAACCACCATTTGCAAAATACGCTTTACCTGCTTGTGTGCTAATGTCAATTTTATTCTCTAAAATCGCTTTACCTACCATAAATGAAACTTCTACAATAGGGTCTTTTATCAATTTTAAGAATTTTTCGGCATTTTCTTTAGCTTTCATTGCCAAATCTTTTTTAATCAATGCAGGTGGCTTTAATTCGCCAACTTCATCATTTAAAGGCAACCCATAGAACAACGCAAGTTTTTTAGCAGCTACTTCATCTAACTCTAATGCAGCTTGTATTGCATCAATCATTAAAGTTTCTTTTTTCAATAAAGCTTCTGCTTGTCTTTGTGGATTATACTCAAAAAAAGCATTTTTACCAAAAACTGTTTTATTAGGAGCGTCTAAGTGATTACGATTATGCCTCATAAACTCTATTGCCGACTTATCCCAACTTGGTATTCTTAAAATTCTACCATCAAAAATCATATCCTCTCTTCGATGTTTTGATAAAAATTCTGGACTGTATTTTTTTCTTAATTCACTCCCCCAAATTTCCGAAATACCTTGCAAAAGGAACATCGTATCAATTTCACCTGTTTTTGGGTTAATTACTTCATCTTGCCCATTAATTCTTACTTTACCATTTTGATTGTTATTTTGTAATTTGAAAATAACAAAAGCTGATTCTTTAGGTGTTGGATTTTCTACACTATCAAAATCTTGTATTACTACTGGTGGAATGTACTCTATACTATCACCAAATATTGTACTATCCGTTTTGCTATTAGTTGTAATAGCTTTTTTTTGTTGTGCCATTTTATTTGTTTTTTTGCGTTTAAGAACATTAATGTCCCCCACCTACGAGTGGGCTGCTGTTATAAAGAAGTAGCAATAGATTTTACTCTATTGCTACTGTAAAAATATGTACTAGCCACGCACGTTGATAAATTGATTCCCAGCTACTACACGAGTTCCACGGTATGTAACCATTTCAATATTCCCTACCAATGTACCGTCTGTTGGGTTGTTAGAACCTCCACCGTGTGTCCAAACACGAATACCATTACCAACAGTACCACCCCCAATTGGGTTTTGTGTCATAACAGTAAGGTTTTTCAATTTACCACCAGACTTAGGGTCACGAGTTTCACCCATTGGGCAAATTACCCCATAGTTAGCAAAATAATCAGATGTAGGCGACTTGCTGTACTTAATTTCAGTATTGAAACTATCTGTACTTTTTAATTGCATTGCAAAACCGTCCATCATTAATTTTTCAAAACCATAAGCCAAACTTGCCTCTTCTGATTTTTCACCATTCCCCCAAACAAATGCTCCAGCAGGAAATTCATTTTTAAGGCTATCATTAAGTTGTTGTCTTTGGTATAAATCCATTAACCACATATTTTGCTTAGGACACCCTTGAGCAGCCATTACTCTAGAAATTTCGTGAATTTTAGCAAGATCAATAACCCCACCTTGGTAATCTACTGTTTCACCATCTTGTAATATTTTAGGTAAAAAACCTTGTGACCCATTAGAAGTACCAAGTCCTGTGTTTGTTACTCTATCCCCCATCATCAATTTCTCTTCAATAGCATTTAAAAAACGCTTTTCTGTGTACATTAATGCTTTGTAAGTAAAGTAACTTGTACCTGCTTGACTTGCACCACCCATTCCACCACCACTAACACCTTTATCGTAAAATACATCTGATGTTTGTGCATCGTCTGTTGCAGCCCAAGTATCACGAATTGTAGTTACATAGTTGCTGTATTGTACGTCTAAGTGTGTTTGTGCATCAATGCCACTAGACCCTTCTGTTTGGTCTGTTGCTCCTACAAGTTTAATTACATCCCCTGTGGTGATACCTCCTGTAATACCTGCAAACTTTTGCCCAATTTGCAATGGACGTACTGTAAATGTAAATGCACCTGCAACTGAATCATCTACACTAATAATTCTACCTTCAACATTACTAGATGCAATTCTTACAGTTTCCCCTTCACGCAAAGGACTTTCCGTACCGCTGTTAAAATGGTCTGCTGCTGATAATGTAATTACCACATTTGCACCTGCTGTTGGTACTGTAACTGCTGCTGCTGGACTAACAGAAAGTTGGTTTTTACTCCTACTTTCAAACCAATCGTATTTTTTATTTTTTACCACTTCCATCCCACCATAAGTAGCTAACCATCCAAAGAATGTTTGGTCGCCGTATTTTTCGGTATATTGACTATACACTTGTGGTTTTAACAATTGTAGCATAGATATTAATGCTAAATTTGTTCCTGTTCTGTTTGATATTGCTCCAGGCTGCAATATGTTACCCATTGGTATCATTTTTTAATAATTTAATTGTTATTTAATTTTGTTAATTACATTCCATTCAAAAACGCTTTCGTTGCTTGTAGCTGCTCCGAATCTGTGTCTTGTTGGAATACTGTTTGTTTAGCATCATCTTTGAACGATACGTTACCATACGTTTTTTTAATATACTCAAACATTTTTGCTGCTGACTCGTTTGCTACTTTTTGAATAATATCCTTTTTATTTTTTAAAAAGTAATAATCAGATGACATTTCATCAACGTTTACTGTGCCATCTTGGTTAAGCCATTTGCCATCAAAATACTTGTTTACATCAAATTCAAGTAATTCTTTTTGCATAGAAACTTTGTCTTCGTCCGTTGGTGTAAATGAAACTGGCAATTCAATATCCCCTATTTTAGCCGTTACTTTTACTCCTTCAAATGATTTACATTTAGTTTCTACATCTTTTTCGTAAAGTGCAGCCATTTTTTCCAACTTATCCAAATCCTCTTGTTTTGGTTGGGTTTGTGGTGCTACTCCGAAATTAGGCAACTCTATTGTTGTTTTTAAATGCTCAATTTCTTTTTTGGCAAGTTTAGCTTCAATAATTTTTTCTTTATTAATGCTATTCACATCACTTTGCCAATTACCTACTCTTTCTTCGTACTCATCGTCTGTTTCATCAAGTGCTTGTGTTGGTTTTTTGGGCAACGCAAAACGTTTATTTAATAAAAACTCTACTTCATCTTCTGTTAATTCTTTATTTTTAGCCTTATAACTAACTTTTAATAATTCATCGGCAAGTTTATCATCTACTTCGCTTGATAAAAGCCTTTCAACTTGTTTCTTTTGTGCTAAAAAGTTGTATATGTCATCTTCTTTGCCCTCTTTTAAGGCTTTGAATATTTTTTCACTTTGATCGTTTAAAAATTTAAAACTTTCTACTTCTTTAGGTTTCTTTAAATTTTCAAACTCTTGTTTAGCTACTTCCAAACTGTCAAATCCAAAATGTTCTTTTACAAATGAATTGTAATCAACATCTGTTTTTTCTACCGCTGCTGGTGTAACTTCTGCTACTACAACAGGTTCTGCATTTGCAGCATCTTCGGCAGGTTTGCCACTCCAATTATTTTCATCAAATAGATTTACATTTTCAGGAGCAACACTTGTTGCTGCTATTACTTCTGTTGCATCTGCGTTCCTTTGCAGAGTTGTTTTTGTAAACATTGTTTTTGTTTTTTAGTTTATTTTATATAATCGCATTAATACTTTTGTAAATGCCCCCCCTGCTATTTGAATAAATCTACCTACCCCTTCAAATTTAATCATACCATCATCACTTATAGTATCAACGATTGACATACTATTAAGCGATAATGCTTTTATACTAATGCCATTAGTAGCAAGATTTGCATTCCCTTCTGTAACCCCCCCAATTTCTCCACTATTATTTGTACTATTGAATGATGCAGTTCCTTTTACACCTATAAATTGAAATACTGCATAATCATAACCCCCTATTTCAATAAACATTTCTGCATTTACTCTATCTGTAATATCTAATACTGTTTGAACTGCCATTTTGTATATTTTTAAATTGTAAAGGCTATTGAAGCATTTTCTGTTAATATGCCATTATATATATCATTCGATAAATTACTATATGGGTATTGTGCTTTCAATCTAAATGTACCCCCATATTTATCAATTTCTGTCGCATACCCAATATTGCCTGATGCTGTAATTATACATTCAGTCCCTTCTTGCAATAAGGCTAAAGAACTCAACTCAGTAGGATTGTCTTGAGCCACAGTAACTAATACCCCTTGTCCTTTTATACTTGTTTGAGGTATTGTATTGGTAATTGTATATGTAGGCATTTTATGCTATATTTTGTTGTTGTGATTGTAATACTTGCTCTTGTGTTGGTTGTTGCTCTTGCATACCTTGTTGCTGCGATGCAGCTTCGTCTATTGCTGCATCTTGCTGTAAATTTTCACTAAATAATGGTATGGCTACATTTTGTATTAATTCATCTACAACTGGCTTCCATTTGTCATTTACATCTAACCCTTTGCCATACAAAGCAAATACTCCATTAATAATTGCTAATTCCTTTTGGTTTTTACCTTGCAACGTTTCTAATTGGCTTTTTAATTCAATTTCTGTTTGCAAATGTTCCATATCAGCTTTCGCTTTTGCTTCTATTGATGCTTGTTGTATTTTTCCATTCTCTTGAGCATTTTGTGCAGCCGTATCTCTTTCTGTTTTAATCATTCGTGCAGTCGCACGTCTAAAATAATCACTTGCAAGTTTTACGTTTTCTTTTGCTATTCTAATTATTTTAGCTTGGTCTAAATATACTGCAAGTGTGGGGTTACTAGCTACTGCTGTTTGCATTTGCATTTGCAATGTTGCTATTTCCTCTTGTGTAGGTAACATCTTCATTGAAGTAGAGAAAATCCTATCTTTTACTTCGTCTTGCTTAAATAATTCACGATATTTTTTTGCTTGATATGTAACGCTTGTATTTAGCAAACAAGCTACTTTCCTACTCATATCTTCAATCAATCTCAAATAAGCATCGTACATATAGTCTGTTTTGTAATCAGCCATTTGTACTGCTGCTTGAACGTTCCCTTGCGTTACTCTTGGTCTTGCTGCTGCCGAACCTAAATTTGGGTCTTCTCCTAATTGGTCTTTTAATACTTGGAATTGAAATTGGTACAATTCCCTTAATGATTGCATTTGAGCCGAAAATCCATTATTTGCCATTTCAGTTATTGGCATTGGTATTGGATTGCCTTCTGCATCTCTACCTTTATAATATAGTCTTCCTGTTTGTCTTTGTATTCTTTCTGCTTCTAATGGAGTTGTTACTTTATCACCTATACCCAAAAACAATTCCTGCATTGCATCTACATTTACAGCAGCACCCGATGGGGTCATTGATGCAACTAATTTTTGCATTTGCAAACAAATAAGTATCATTTGTTCAACAGGTTGTTCAATTTTTTCAGGTATAGCCAAATTTCTCATATCATAGTTTTTATACAAATAAAAGCTATGTGCAAATTCAGCATCTCCTATTTCTTTTGGGTCTTGTGGGCGAACCATATTTTTTTGTAACCCCCATTCAAGCATTGTGCTTGTATTACTATGATAAACTCCATAATAGATATTACGTCTTTTATCTACAACTACTTTATTTTTTTCTTTTACTTTTTTAGGGTAACCTTTTTCAATAAACGTATTCCCCTTACTTGATTGCGTAAATGTATTTACTTCAGTATCTACACTTCTTATTTCAAAGCACATTAAGGTTATGTTCCATTCATCATAAGGACGTAAAAAACTGTAATTATAACTTTCTACCCAATTAAGATTATTTTGGTTTCTAAACTCCTTTGCAGTAGCAGCGATTTTAAATATCTGTTCTTCTGTTAAAACGCCACCATACTGTACTCCATATTGCACTCTTAATTCACTTATTTTAAGTGTTTTAAGGTGTCCTCTCCAGCTAGTATCTCTAAGGTCGGGGTATTTTGAGTAAGAGTAAAAGCAATCTTCTGGGTTTAAATACTCCAATTTAACCTCACCATTTTCATCCAATGTAACCATAGATGCAAGTAGCCCAACTTCTGCACTATCGGTTAGTAACATTTCTTTTATAGTATCATAAAACCCATTTTGTTCTAAAATATTATTGATAGCCAACTCATATTTTATCTCTTCTGGTGTTCTATTGAACTGTGTAACCCATTCGTCTAATTCGTCTTTATCTTCTGCAACAAATTGGTCTTTTGGTATTATTGGGTAGCCCCCTGCTGCTTGTTGAATTTCTTGTAATTGTTCTTTATTTTCGTGGTAATAAATGGCATCATTTTCAGCATCTTTTTTGGCTTTTGTTGAGTAGCTATCTATTGCAGTTACTTGTACTTTCTCAAAATTATTTAGCCAAGCACCTATTATACCTGATATTGTAGTAGAGATTATTGATAATGCTTTCCAACTTATATTTATATAGTTTTCTTTGCCATCAAAATCTAGTTTGTCCTTAAACATAGCTTCAACATCAATTCTCCCATTTGCTATGTTTCTATTAATTAAAAATCTGTTATTCCTTTGGGAAAAATAACTATTTGAACCGTAAATTGTAGATTGAATACTTTGTGCAATTCTTAACCCAAATGAGTATTCCAACTTACTTTTTGTATCAGTTGTAAGTTGAAATTCTTTTATTGCTTCCCCTGTATTTTGTGAATTATCTATCAATTTATTTTGATATTATAACACAAATATATAAACTTTTTAAATAAAAAAATATTTTTACGCAATCGCTCCCAAATTATTTGTAAACTCGTACTAATGGAGATGTTGGTAATATCGTCTTTATTGATGGTTCTAATCCACAGCAAAGAGCTATCATAGCTGCAACAACACAATCCGATTTAGTTCTATCGTCTGGTTCAAATAGAAGCATTTGTTTTAATAATTCTATAAAATATACTCTATTGCACAATGTTTCATTTGTACTTTTATCTGTTTCTATATAAGCAATTAAATTATCTAACTGCTTTGTCATTGCAAATGGATTAATAGGAAAACCATACCATAAATCAACACTATCTCTTTTGTTAGGGTCTAAACAACTTTTGGGATATTTACCTAAATACCCTATTTTACCTCTATTAACAAAATAACTTTTATAATCATCGGCAGTATGCTCATACCAAACTTTGCACCCATAATATTCAGCAGCTAACAGCATTTGTTCGTGAAAAATATCTTTTGTTTGTGGTCTTCCATAATATTGTGCTATAAACATCATTTTTTCTTTGTCATATATGTACGCAGCAGCTTTTGACCCATACTTTCGACCTCCTTGCGAGTTTGCGTATCCATCAATTCCAATTACAAACTTGTCAATATTTATTGGACGTTTTATTCTTTCTTGTACATTACTTTTATTTGTTTCTCCTGTTTTTGGGAAATGTAATACTGACCAAAATGAATTTATATCGTCTCTTACTTCTACTGTTTGCTCTAATGTTCTGTAAAATGTAACTTTTCTTAAATATGGTTGGTTATCTGCCAAATAATCAATCTGTTTGTTAATATTAGCAGAATTAAATACACAATCAGATAAAGCACTTTGAAACATCTCTGTTTCATTACAAGGATTCATTCTTTGCTCTTCTTCTAATAAATCTCCTTCTAAATCAATTCTTCTTGTTACTGATACATAGTATTTTGCCCCTTTCTTTATATCATCTTCGGTTAATTCACTTAATAATTCGCCAGTTACTTCGTCTCTTTTTACCCACTTTTTTACTAAATAATTGTATTGTTCTTCTGTTGGTTCTTCTAAAACACTTTGCCCATATTCATCAATGAAACCTTCAAATCCTTCAAATGCAGGTGAAAAATATCTAACTAATCTATTTGTTGTAGGTTTTTTTTTAAATTGATTGCCACTATCCCAAAGTATTTTAAATTCAGCCCCACCACCTTTTGTCAAGTCATTTACAGTTGATGGCATTTCTACAAAGCCTACTCTCTTAACCCCTTTTACTAATGTTTTACTTATTACAGCAAATGTTTTTGATGCTGGAACTTCTGGTGGCAACTTAGCAAATTCGTCTAACAGCAGACGTGAAGTCCTCCCTGAATCATAAACATTGATAGCAGGTGCTTTAAAATTAACTCTTGACCTATTACCCTCTCCATCGCTAATACCTGATGAAGCCCCATCTTTATTTGATTGAGATTTATGAGCAAATACTAACTCCGTAACACTCCCCTCACGATTTAATTGTTTTGGTTTTAAGAACACAGGCAGTTGCCTATACCCAAAAGAAACCATATCTGTAAATGCAGCCCTTGCATCATCTCTTGTTTTAGAAACTAATCCACACTTGCTATCTTTGAAAAAGATACATTCATATATAAGATTTGCTGTTGCTTTTGAAGTTAAACCCTCTCTCCTTTTTTTACCTGTCATTACACCATAACACCATTGTATTTTTTCCCAATGGTCTAAATGTAAAAAATAACGTCTATCTACTTCTCTGTAATCTGCATAAATATCGTCTTCTAATTTCCACCATTGTAAATAAAAATAATTTTTACCCGTCAAAAATGTAGGTGTGGCAACCCCTCTTACATTATTAAAAAACCAAAAACCCTCTTTACATCTTCTTACTTCTTCTTTTGCATAAACTAATTGTTGATTTGTTAGTATTAAATCCTCATTGCTATCATAATCAACTTTTTCAAAAAAATAAGGCATTTCTTGCCTTTCCCATTTTTTATCTTTCAATGGCTTATCATAGCCGTATATATATTCATCACTTGGTTGAAATGGCAATGTAATGGCAGTATTGTATATATTTATAACTCCTTTCATTAATCTCTTTTAACTGCAATGGTATCAACAAATGATTTTTTATCTTCCTTTTTAATATCAATAGCACCACACATTTCCCCAAATGATTTTACAGATGTAGCCAATGTTTCACATTTACTCATTACTAAGAAAATTCTTTCAAATTCCTTAGATTTATCAGTTAAATCAATTTTATTGAGGCTATTTGAATTTAAAAATGAAGATATTTCATTCATTTTTTTTTGCAATGACCTATATAGATTTTGTTCCCCATTCTCATATAAATCAATTTTCTCTTGCAATAAAATACATCTTTTTTCAAACTTTTCTACTTTTTGTTCTAAAGTTTCTGCAATTATTTCACTACTCATATTTTATACCTTTTTTTAAGTTATCATTACTCCATAATGGCTGAATATTAGTATAATGGAAGCATTTTTTTTGTTCATCATCGTTTGTTAAATTAAATAAAACACACGGTTTTTTGTGGTCTAAGTGCCAATCCCCCATATTATCCCAAGACATACCATCCATAAACATTTTTGCTATATACTCTTTAAAAAAATCTATCGAACACCCAAGTAGAGATATTGTCGTTTCCGATTTAACTCCTCTTTTTAAAGCCATATAAATTCGCCCTCTTAGTCTTTTAAGCAAAACATATTCAGGCTTATTCATTTGTTCTCTCTGATACTTCTTTTTGTATTCTTTTCGTTTTTCGTATGTAAAATGAATTTCACTATACTTTTTTAATTTATCTTTATTTGCCAATCTCCAATTACGCATATAATCCCTTTTTTTCTCGTTATCTAATTCTTTTTTAGGTTTATGATGTATAGGGTTTTCTATTCTGTATTTAGTTCTTTTATTTTTTTCACGTTCTCTTATTATTCCTTTATTATTTTCATAATAAGTTAAATGATATTCTTTTACTCTACTTTGATTTTTTTCTGCATAATTGCGTTTTCTTATTGTATCACAAGGTTTACAATACGGTTGAAACCATTTCCCCTTACCAGCTTTGTAGTATTCACTTATGTCTTTTTCAATATTGCAATGTTTACAAATTTTTGTTCCCATAAAAAAAATAAAGCCCTAACAGAAGGCTAATCCACAAATACAATGAAGTATGAGAGGCATCTGAAAGGGCGATAAAATTAATGATTTTAACATTATATTGTGAATTAGCGTTACAAATATACAATGTTTCTTCTTGTACTATTTCTGTATCTGCCATAGTTATTTTATTTACAATTTTTGTTATTCAAACCGATTAATAGTTCCCTTTTATTTACCTTAATTTATTGATCACAGCTTGTTCTAATGATAATTTTTGCTTATTTACTCTTGCCCATAACACTTTCCTATCCATCCCAACATTTTGTGCAATTTGTGTAATAGTTTTTTTCTCACCATTGAAATAATAATACACATTAGTTGTAGTATTTTCCCCCTGCTCTTTCGTAGTTGCCCACCTGCAATTATTTGATTCGTAATTTCCATTTACATCAATTCTATCAATCGAATGTTTTTGTGTAGGTTTTCTACCCATATCTGCTAAAAAATTTTCGTAACTATGTAGCCACCTATCACAAACTTTTATGCCCCGACCACCATAATTTTTATACCTATTTGCATTTTTATTATAACATCTTGTTTTCATATGATACCAACACCTATATTCTACTGTTTTACATTCTCCGTGTGTTTTCCTTGCTTTACTTGTTTGCTCTCTTTGAAAACATCCGCAACTTTTTACTCTGTCACTTAATAATTGATATAGCCTATATGATTTTTCATTACCACACTCACATAAACATAAAAACATTCTTATTCTTTTCCCATTTGGTTGTATATGCCTATCTGCTTCTTCTTTAACTTTTAAACGACCATAGATATTATCTATTATATTTTCTGTTTTCATAAAATAATAAAGCCCAAGACAGAAGGCTTACCATCGCACAATAAAGTGTAGATGCAACTGAAATGGGCAATAAAATTAAATAATTTATACATTGTACGATAAGTAAGCATTGCAAATATGCTAATTAATCTACATATTTCGCATTTTTTATATTAACTCCTATAAGTAATTCTTTATTTTTTACCTTTTGTGTCAAATAATTACAAATAACCACAACCTCTTCTCGGTCGTAATTTGTATTTTCGGAGTGCCTTATTCGTATAATTCTTTTTTCTTTTGAGTTAGAATCATTAAAACACATTTCATACAAACTTGCTTTTAATGTTTTAACGACTTTGCCTTTTATATCGCAATCGCTGGTTATAAAAATTGTGTCTTTTAATTCTTTTGGCAATACACCCTCGATAATACCATTGTAAGGTTCAAATACCCTTAATCCTAATGCAAAGTTTTCACAAGGTTTCCATTCATCTTCTCCTAATCTCCAAATGTAAGCAGCTTCAACAGGTATTGAATAGTAATGCAGGTTTTGAACGTCCATATCTTCATCTACTGAAAATATCCTATTGGTATCGTGGTCGCAGTTGTGCTGTACTATTATTTCTGCTCCTATTGGTATATTTTCTGCATCAATAACATAGGCATTTGTTGGTGCTGTGTATTTTCTATCTAAATTATCGTTATCTCTTTCAAGTCTTAAATTAGTTCCAAACCCAATATTAACCCAATTTTTGTAATCCAAATCAATAGAAATTATAATACGTCCTTTAGGTGCTTTTAACCCAAATACATTCTCTCTATACTTTTTTCTTTTTTCTAATTCTACATTCTCATTCTCTAGTAATTTAGATTGAGTAGCTGTGTTATGGTTTTCAGATTCAAGTATTTCCTGCTCCGTAATTATTTTCTTAGACTTATCGTAATTTATAATCATTTTAAGATATTCCTTTTGATTGAAAGTATTGGTTTAGTATCATACGAATTGCTCCAGTAATAGGTATTTGATTTGCCTTTGCAAAATCAAATACTTTACCATAAAGCTGAAAATTCATCTTTATAAGAATAGATTTCAAAATATAAATATTTAATTGATATTACAAAAGTATCATAAAAAATATATTAAATGCAAATATTTATATTTTTGTGTTTCACAATTAAATATCATATAAAATGAGCCAAATCGTATCAATCACAGCTATCGCATCAGGTGGTGTAGCATTAAAAGTGGCAAAAGTAGTGGGTATTCCAGTACAAGGGATGACACTTGAAACAGTTTCAAACGTTTATCCGTTAGGTACTGCTGTTACAAAAGTGACATATTCAAGCCCCAATTTAAAAGCCCCAGTTACTTATGAAACAACTACTGCTATTGCTACAATAATTACTGCTGCAAATAGCTAATAATTAATTATTTATTTAAAAAGGCTGCAATTAAGTTGTAGCCTTTTTTGTTTGCTCTTGTTTAAATATTTCAAATAGCCTTTTTAAAAACTTCTTAGCTACATTTTCTTTATTTAAAGCCGTTTCGTAAATACAATTATCGTTTACTATTATCTTGTTAGACTTTACTATTTGCCCTTTGGATGCAGCAATATAATCTACTGTTTGTTGCTCATATTTAGCTACTTTTATTTCGTGTGTCAAAAGGTTCATTTCAAAGCAAATATGCCCATTTTTAGGATGAAGTGTACCTAAATGTTCTAATTGCTTTTTAATAGGCACTTCGGCAACAATACTTACTCTGTCTTTTTCTGTTTTTTGTCCGTCAATTTTCATTTTATATGTATTTTATTTAATATATTATTCATTCTCGCTTTTTAAAAATTCATATAATGTTCCAGCATTAGATAAATCTATGGGAGTTTTATCTTTATATGTGGCACACCCTTCTTTATATTTTACACCAAAGTCTAACTCGTAAATAAAGTATTCAATCCAACTGTTTTTATCATTAGTAAAATCTTCTAATAACTTTATTAAATGGGTTACTAATACAGAACCTCCATTAAAAGAATTAAAACTATCTGGTTGTATAATGTTTAATGCCTTTGTTATTTTTTCATCATTCTCATACTGTTCTTTTATTGCTTCTATCGAAGAAACAAATTGTTCTTTTGTTATTTTCATTTTTTATTGTTTTAAAATTGTTTTATAAATGAAAAAAGTTGTTGAATATTTACTATGCTGTGTAGTTCTATTGATTGAACGTGTTGTTTTAAAATAACTTCAAATAATGGATAAGTAACTTTGATTGATGTTATTTCATCTAATTTTTTATTGTAACACTCGTACAACCCTTTCTCACTACCCCCATCATATTCAAACCCTTCTTTTATAAGTCTTTGTTGGTCGGTTGTCATATCGTATCTTAATCCCATTGCATACGATTTTAGGTTTATTATTTTTTGTTCGCTATCATTTGTCATAGTATCTACTCCTTGCCAATACCATTCTAAAAAGAAATTATACCCATTATCAACATCTTCTTTTAAATCATCAAAAGTAGTGTACATATCACCCCATTGTAGCATACCAACTCCTACTATATTTCCTATCCACCATACATCATCAATATCTAATTCATACTTTTTAGCAAATACTTTTAAGTAATCATTAACTACTTTCTCATAACTTTTCTTTAATGTTTCAATTGTCATTTTTTTTTGTGTTTAGTCTTTATTCATTTGGTGTACCATTGTGGGGTTTAGTCAAATGCTGAAATTTGGTCGTCAGTTAATCCTTGTTGTTCTTGTTCAAATTTTATTTCAAGTTGTTCATTCTTTATTCTGTGCCATTCTTCAACGGGATCTATGCCGTAATTATGGTGTATTGAATTTGCATCAACATCAATAACTTCTCTAAATCCACACATTCTATTATACATAGCCATTTTATATGGACTATCAAAAGGTGTTACTCTACCACCCGTTTCGGTATCTTTAACTTTTCTTACGTGAATTTCTGTTATCATATATTGCGTTGGGTGCTGCAATGCTCTATGAATTGTCAAGAAATCATCTGCTCTATTAGCAAACTTACCACCACCTTCTGTATCTGCTTTTTGCGGAGCAACGGGATATTTTTTATCCCCATCTCTCATTCTTAAAGCTGCTGTAACAGCGTGGTTATTTAATAAAATACCAATGTTGTTTTGCTTTATGAATATTCTCATTTTAGATAATGCTGCATAATGATAATCGTGCGTGTTTGGCATATCCTTACTATCGGGTAATCTTAATGAATTATAAGGGTCTATTAGGCAGTAATTATACTTTTTTATTTTTTGAAGTTTCTTAATCATAACTAAAATATCTTCATAGCTATAATAGTCGCTATCTGTATCAATTAAAGTAAAATGATTCTTAATAAATTGTTTAGCTTCTTTATACTCAATGTCATTCATTTTATAGTCACCATAAATAGGTTTGCCAATATAAAACTGCATCAAACTTCTCATAACTCCTTCATTGGTGTTTTCACTTGAAAATATAATCCAATTCCAATTATGATACATTGCACTTAATAAAGCTAAGTACCAAGTAACAGCACTTTTGCCTACGTTGTCGTGTCCGTTTGTAAGGTTTAAATTATTCTCTTTAAAAACAAAATATTCATCAAACAATTTTAATCCCGTTGTTAAACCTCGCTGATTTTTCCCATCTCTTATCAGTTGTAATTTCTCGTCTATTTCAGATTCGTCTTGAATAAAGCTATAATTATCATCTTCTTCATTTAATATCGAATTAAGTTTTAGTTCTTTAATTTCTTTTTTACTAAATTCAAGTTTTGCAGCAATAGCCTTGTCAATACATTCCTTTAATTTTTCTTTGCCATATTTAATAAGAACATCGTTACTATCCTTGCAATCATCGGGGAACTTAGCTATAAAACATCTTTCTATACCAAAAATTGTAATTAAACTATTTTTAAGTCCAATACCTGCTGCATCATTATCAACTGCAATTATTATCTTTTTTTTATTTGTAAAATAGTCATAGCAATTATCAATATACTTTAAATTGTTTTTTAGGTTTTGTGAAGCACCATTAGGAACAGAAATAGCGTTATACACTCCCGATTCATATAGCGATAAGCAATCTATTTCGCCTTCTGAAATAATACATTCAGTATCATCTTTAATTGCATCTAAGTTGTAAAATATTAATTCAGCACCCTTAGACATCAACATATCTTTCTTTTCATCTATTCCCCTAAACTTTATATTAACTAACTGATTATCTCTAAAATAGTTAAAACAGATTACATCAACATTCTTTTTAGAAAATACACCCCACTCAACACTTTCTGTTATGCCAAATCTTAACAACGTATTATTTGATATTTTACGCTTGTTTTCAAAATAGTCAAGCATACGTTCAGATACTTTTGTAAGTCGTGGTATTGGTTTTTCTATATATTTATTATCATACTCCAATTCAAAGTTACCAAACTTAGCAACAGCTTCAACCGCTTCGATATATTTTAGCCCTTGCGTTTCCATAAATAAATCAATATTAGTTCCGCTTTTACCACAACCAAAACATTTGTATCTATTTGTTTTAGTGTAAATATTAAAAGACGGGCTTTTCTCATTATGCAATGGACATCTACCAACAAAACCGTGAGCAACACGACTTAATTTAGTCGTTTGGCTAACTATATCCTCCAATTTTACCGATTCTTTTAATTCGACTGTATTAAGTACCATTTTTGGCTTATTTTTTAAAGTTGCTTACAATGTGTTATTATTTTATTTTAAACTCAAATTTTAGCTTGTATTGATTGTTTAGGCGTATTAAAGTAATCTTGTGGCTTAACTCTATTTGCTTCTTGAATAATTCCAGAATTTATGTATGCTGTTAAAATCCTACCTACATACTCACAACAAAAGTTCCCGTAACACCTTGTATCAACGTTTAATTTTTGTGCTGCTGCATTGTAAAAAGCATCTATAAAATCTTTTAAAGTAAGTTTTGGGTATTGGTTTCTAATAAAATTAATCAAAATTATTTTTTCTATGTCAGAAAATTCAGAAATAGCTTTTGTGCTTAACCCAACTATCAAAATAGCTTCTTTTATTGATGCCTTAACTTCATCATCAGTACAATCGGAAGTTTTTTTGTCTTTAAAATTGCTCAATTGCTTGTTGCTTATTTTCAGTTCCATTTGAATTATTTTTTTTACTGTTTATAATTTGCAATTTCAATGAGTTTCTAAAATGAGATATTAAATCTGCAAGTGACTTGTACCATTCTTTTTTATCTAAGTTATTTATTTTGAAAGCCTCAAAGTATTTTTGTACTTCGATATGAGATAACTCTACGCTTGAATGAATTTTTACAAACTGAATAGTTTTTCCTATATCAATTTCGCTTAAAAAAAATGCCTTATCTAATTCATTTAAAAAAAAACCATTTTGCTTTAGTTTTATATCTTCTAATAGTATATTAGAAGTATTTCCTTTCCTTTCCTTTCCTTTCCTTTGTTGAACCGTTGTTGAACCGTTACTCAACTGCGGTTGAACCGTTGTTGCAATTTGTTTGTTTTCAATGCTATTTAACAACCTTTTTTCAGCACTTTTTTTACCTTTATTAGAATTTATTTCTTTTAATTCCCTTCTTTTTTGCAAATGTTCATTTAATCTCTTGCTAAAAAAACAATCTTCTGCTATGGTAAATAATTCAAAATTTTGTATAACAGCATTAACTTTTGTTTCTGTAACTTGCATTTGCATAGATAGGACTGGAATTATTTTCAATGGCATTTTACCGCCAGATGCGGCTAATTGTTCTACAACATACCAAAATATACCATAACCCTCAATGCCTAATTGTTGCCTTAAAAACAATATTTTAACATCAGTAGATGCGTTGTAATCGTGGGAAAAGTAAAACGTTTCTTTTGACATAACTATTGGTTATTATAATTGCAAACTATTTGATATGAGTATTCATTTTCGCTTTCTAACATTTCTTTAAATACATTTTCAACATCTGAAATATCGGAATGGTATAGTGTTTCTTCTAATGATAGGGAAAACTCTCCTTCGTGTTCACTTAATGAATGGATAAGGTGCAAATCATAATTCAATTCGTTTAATTTCAATAAAATATACTCGCATATTCTTATCAACCTATCATTTCTAAACAATTCTTTATTATATACAACAATTCTTTCTATATCTTTTTTAAAATCCAATTCCACCTTAAACATATCTCTGTTCTTCCCAACAAAGTCTTTTGCTTCATCCCAAGAATTAAATAAACACACAAACCTATACTGTTGAACTTTTGTAACATCTAATAAAAACCTTTGATTTGATAATAAATACTCCATCAAAGTTTCTAAGTGCCAACACTTTTGTTCTTTTGAATAAAGAACTGCTATTGAATTTTGCATAAATAAAATATAAAACCCATAAAGTCGGTAACGGTTGATAAGACCTACAAGCAACAGAACTGGCTTGTGTAATTACCGACTTTATGGGTCGTTGTTAAATAAAAATATGTTGTCATTTTGTTCTGTTTTATCTAAGTGTAGATGTTGTGGGATTATCAGTTCCACAATGCAAATGTATATGTTTATTGTTTATATTTACGAATTAACATTTTATATCTGGTTGAATAATAATTGTTAATTCTTTGCCTTTTAAGTCAAAATCATCATCCCAACTTTTCATTATTTTAGTTCTGTTATACTTGCCGTGGTATCTTCTATTTGCTATTATATTATTATTTACAATAAGTATTACAGTGCCTACTTTATCGTATTCACATAACCCATACAACCTCTTTAGATTAGGTTTTTCGTTTATATTTATTGCTGTCATAATATTTCGTTTAATATGATATTTGGGACTTTATTTTTTTCTCGTTCATTCATTACTTGATACAATATTTTAGAACGTTCAATAATTTTTCTCCACAGGAACGGTTTTGTCTTTGCCCATTCGTAACCACTTGCCCCATCAAAGGTATTATGACAATCTCCGTAAGAGGCTAATTCAACCCAATTAAGAGGATGTTTAGCGATGCTTGGATACATATTAGCTCTTTTAGGAAAAATATGACAAATTGACCATCTAAATAGCTTGTCGTTATGTTTATTCGTTTTATTACCACACCCACAATCACAATCATTTAGCATTTCTACCCTTGCATCATCATAAAACTTTTCAAGTTCAGCATCAACTACAAATCTTTGACCATTATTTTCTGCTTTCTTTTTTTTTGAAACTTTTGGAATAGCATAAGTTTTTTTTACTTTTGGCAGCAATGCTTGTGCCTTAATTTTTTGTATTTCAGCTAGTCCCATTTTAGTTTTTTTTATATCAAAAGTCCCGTTATTAACCATCTTTAATTGAGATGTGTTATAGTGTTTTATTTCTCCTGTTTCCTTCAATACGCAAGTGAAAATATCATTTTCAAATACTCCACCACTTTCAACATAAATAGCATATCCTTCTCCGTGTGGTGTGATTAATGGTATCGGTTTATTAAACTCTATCATTGCTTGTTTTTACAAAACTGCAATCTAATATTTCAATATTAAAAAATATTCACGCAATCGTTACCGATTAATATAGAGTATAAACGCCCTTCCCCTTTCAAATAGAGTATTTGCACTTGGCACTCACACAACCTACAACTCCACACCCCTTTTGCTAATCTTTTTTTTAAAAATAGTTGTAGCTATTAGATTAGTTTTATTTATGTGAGAATACAAACTTTTGCTACAACCAATATTTGAACTGGACAGAGTTGTTGGCGTTTGAAACATTGCTCTGATTTTAGTTTGCATCTATATCTATTTGACAACGGTATTATCCAAACCAAATAGAAGCTGTAATGTGTAATGATTTTTTTGTAGAAACAGGGCGAAATGATTGGACAAACCCAATTATCTAAAAATATATGAGGAATAAAAAAGCCCCAAAGGTCGGAAGCACTTTGAGGCAAATTATAAACAGGGTATAAAATCTGTCTTTAATCTACCCTTTAAATAGCTGCTTCCGACAATTATTTAAAGGATAACTAAAGCAAATATATATCCTTTATGCAAAACTGCAAAAATATATTTTAATTTTAAACATTTATATACGCAATCGTATGCGTAAATAGATATTTGTTGTAATTATATAGGTGTTTATTTTTGTGTTTCAAAATTAAAATTATGGATAAAATATTAACAGAAATTAGCGTTATGATTTTAGGGGAACTATTACGTTCCCCAAGATATAAAATAGGTGATATGGAAGATAGTGATGTAGCTAGTGATGCTGTTTACTGGGCTAAATTATTAATTAAAGAACTAAACTAAATAAACTATGGGCTACTATGAAAATTGGCAAAGAGAAAAGTTTGGCAATGTAACGCCAACCAAAAAATCAAATCTAAGACAAGATGATGATGAAGTAGATAATGAAGAAGATAAAGATTTTGGATTTGTAGCTGATGCTTATTTATTTGATGATGGGATTAAATACGAAACTAAAAACTAAACAATAATGATAGGAACAATACAAAAAATAAAATTAGGGAATTATAGTGCAGACTATATGGTAGTTGGTGTTGATAACTTTTTATTAAAAGAAATAAGGCTTAAAATTGTAAAATTGCCCAAGACTAAAATTGGGTGCATAAGAACCCCCGAAACAATAACAATCCCATATTTAAACTAAACAATAATGCAAATAACAGAGATATACTACCAAAGAAACTTTCAAGTAGGCGACTTCCTTTACGAACACTACGGAGTAAGAATAAATGTAAGTGGTACAGATAATATTGACGATGCCTATACCGAAGCAGACAAAATCGTCCGAGAACAGCATTACCATAAGAATAAAGAGAACTCATTTTACGCCAACCCAAAATCAGATGAAGATTTACCAATAGTACAAGTAAAAGAGCCGTTATTCGATACCACAGCCCCAACAGAAGAAGATATTATAAAAGAGATGCAAACATACAAGCTGGGGATAAACGCTTTCATTGCAGTATATGGTAAGCAAGTTTTAGGTAATCAGAAACTTGAAGAAGAATATAATAAAAAAATTGCAGAATTGTCAAAATAAGGTATATTTGTTTTTTCTCATAAGCAATATAGTTTTAGGTTGCCCCATTGTTTCTACAATGGGGTTTCTTTGTTTTATAGTTTGTTTGGTAATATTTTAGCTACTTTTTCTTTAAGTTCAATACATCTACATTGGTAATCAATATAACTTTCGCCTTTTAATCTTGGTATTTCATCTTTAGTTGTTGAATTTTCAACCAATTTAGTAATTCGCTTTTCTGCAAAAGAAACTTTAGTTGCTTCGTCTTTTTTTTCAACTTTAGCAATCATAGCTTCTTGTGGCAAATTTACCTTGTCGCCAACTTTTGGGATATAAGACCTATCCTTTTGGGGATTAACCCATTTATCACTTTCTGATATTTTATAAATCTTTTCATTAAAATACCTTTCTAAAACCTTAACCCACTTTTTAGGTAAATTACGATGCCCATTCAAAACTTGCTGGATTGTAGTTTTGGGCATTTCTAAGTAACGTTCCATCGTAGCAATTGGAACATAAATTTCCATATCTTCAATGTTCTTTTTCAAATCTTCTTTTGTCATATACAAATGTTTACAATAATATACAAATATATACATATTAATACATAATCACAAAATCTATTTTTATATTTTAAACAAACGAACTCCTAAATATCTATGCAATCGTTACCGATAACGATTGCGTAATACAAAAAAACAAACAAATAACTCCATAAAACAAAAGAACCATTAA